AGAAACTACGTATGGATACTGCGACGGTGTAACAGTAGATACTTGGGTAGCTGGAGGTACTAGATACGTTGCCTATATCCCATGGGACACGGCACAATATGCTAGTAGTGGGGCCGCATTTAGAACTATTATTACATATTCTGTAGATGCCGCTGATCCTAAAGCGCTGACTTACCATAGTAAAATAGAGTTGCCAAGTTCTCCTAGAAATTATGTGTGGCTAAACGACACTCGTACTATGATAGGAGTGTTTTTAAAGAATTCCTTTGTAGTATTAGCATGGAATGTTGCTACCGGTTGGGCTGTTACTACTACTTTACCAGAAAGAGTATCCGCTTGCGGTAGAGATTCTTTGGATCGTATTTGGTATTCTACAAATAACAGCGATATTAATTCCACATATCAAGACTTGAACTTGCTTTCTCCTACATTGCCAGTAACAGTTACTATTACTCCTGAAAATACTGACAATCAGTATACTGGCGTAGTTATTGATACGTATGTTAATGTAAGTGCGTACGATACTGCCGGAACTAGAATAGCTGCTTCTGTAAAATTAGTCATTGACTCAGCGTCAGTTACGTTTGCAGATGGAACAAAAGCTAAAACTGTGACTACTCTGACAAATGGAGAACTACAAGTAGCAACTAAGATCAATGGTGCAGGTTACACAAATATCACCGCAAGCATACAGCTTTAAGAGATAAAAAATGGCGCAGTTTAATACAAAAACATATGCGAGCACGTTAAATCTACAGGTAAAGGGCACCAATACTGATCTAGCCTTTTTACCTGTAGAGATACCTGCTACAGCGCCTGCTTTTTTAAATATAACTTCCACTGTAATGGCTTATCCTACTTTTGTAAATATTTCTAAAACTGGATTTTCCACTGCACAAGGAGACTGGAGTAAATTTAATTTTTATGAAACTTCAACAACTAATATTGGTATTCGTAGTTCATTGCAAAGTCTTGCAGATAGCGTAAAAATAGCTACTTATGATAAACTTATGAGGGTTAGAGACGCTAGATACCCTTCTTGGATTCCTAATGCTGACGGTCTAGTTACTACTGGCAATCTTTATGTACATGATGCTAATAGCGGTTATATTGCACCGACTACCAGTCAACAGGAGTTTGTTTCACCTGGTATTCACGCATGGGTGTGCCCCACAGGTGTCACTAGCGTATGCGTAGTTGCTGTTGGCGGCGGCGGCGGGAGTACAGCCACCGGCGGCAGTGGCGGCGCAGGTGGAGGTGGAGGTGGATTAGGATATATAAACAATCTAGCTGTTGTGCCTGGCACCTCGTACCAAGTTGTTGTAGGAAACGGTGGAAATACAAGTGGAAGTGATGGCGGTGACAGCTATTTTGCCAATACAAGCACTGTTGCTGGATTGGGGGGAACTGGGGCTTCGGGTCTAAATGGAGGCTTAGGAGGAGGATATGTAGGAGACGGGGGTGGCAATGGCGGCGACTCGAAGAATACATCAACGAGTGACTCAACTGGCGGAGGTGGCGCTGGTGGTTATTCCGGCGACGGCGGTGACGCTGGCAACATAGATTCAAATAATGCTCAAAGTGGGTCAGGAGGCGGCGGTGGCGGTGGTGGCGCAGGGGGCTCACAAGATGCTGCTGGTGCTGGCGGTGGTGTAGGAATTTATGGAGAAGGCACCAGCGGTGCTGGTGGCAGTTATGCAGGGTCTAATGCATCATCTGGTTTTGGCGGTTCTGGAGGTGAAAACGGATCAGTGAGTCCTGGCTCTGTTTCTACACCATCAACTGGTGGTAATTATGGTGGTGGTGGGGGTGGTGCTGAGTTAAATAATGAAAACGGCCCTGGTGGACAAGGTGCTGTGAGAATTATATATGGTGCCGGCAGAGCTTTTCCATCTACAAACACGGAGGGGGATCATGTGGAACTTCTACCGTCAGCAGGGTCTTGGAGTTCAATTGTTGCTGAAAATATAGGCATTGCTAACCCTACAACAGTTGCCCCTACAGACTACTTTGATATAAGTACTACTACTCTTAAAGTTGGTACTGAAATAAGTGGCTTATCTTATGTGTCTGCTAACACTAGTATTGGTACGCAAGGTAATATTAGTGGAACTAGAGATATAGCTATAGGTAGGTCTGGTATTATAAAAGCAGTGAGAAATGCAGGAGCATTCAATCCTTCCTACTCTAGCTCAGTTACTAAACAAATTAATATTACAAATCTTGCTCCTTCAGTTGGTGTATTCGTAAAAGATGGTATAACTACTTATGAGACAATAACAGATGAGAACAATCCTACCATACTTGATGTTGTTTATGTTGAAGTTGACAATGGCGGCGGCGGCGAAGTAGTAGTATCAGGCCCAACGCAATACTGGAGTTGATATTTTTTTATTATAAATAAAATAAATACCGAAGGAACACACGAATGGCATTATCAACTAGACAAGAGCTAATAGACTACTGTTTGCGTAGGCTTGGCTATCCTGTCATCGAAATTAATGTTGATGAAGATCAGGTCAACGACCGTATTGATGATGCTATTCAGTTGTGGCAAGAGTATCACTTTGATGGCACAGAACGAACTTATGTCCAGCATAGGATTACTGGTTCTACTTTAAACATGCAGACTGCATCTGGTGGTAACTTTCTTAACAATGATATAGTTACTGGAGCAACTTCTGGTGCAACTGCACAGGTCAAAGGAGGATCTGGTACTACTCTTACTGTTGAAAATACTCAAGGAACTTTTCAGTCATCGGAGCAAATAACTGGTTCTTTGTCAGGAGTTTCTGCATATTTAACAGTTGCCACTCCTTATGTTGCAGGTGATATGGATAACAAGTATATTCCTATCAGCAACGGCATCACGGGTATTGTTAGACTGTTTAACTTTGGTGGCGCAGCGACTGCGAACACAAGAGACGGCAATCTATTTGATTTACAGTATCAGTTTAGACAAAACGATTTGTACAATCTGATGGGCGCTGACATGATTTATTACAGCATGGTTCAGTCTCATCTACAAACTCTTGAAGAACTTCTAATCAGCGACAGACAGATTCGTTGGAACAGAAAAACCGACAGACTATATATCGACACAGATTGGGACAAGACATTTAATCCCGGTGACTATGTTGTTGCTGAGGCATACGCAATTCTTGATCCAGAAACATACACAGAAGTCTATGACGATATGTGGTTAAAGAAATACGCTACTGCTCTTATCAAAAGACAGTGGGGCGAGAACATGAAGAAGTTTGGTGGAATTCAAATGCCAGGCGGCGTTACGCTCAACGGCGACAAAATTTTCGAAGAGGCTATTACAGAGATTAATGCTATAGAAGACGAGATGCAATCTCGCTACGAACTTCCTCCTTCGTTCTATGTAGGATAGACTCATGCCTACAAACTTTTATTTTCAAAGTGGACTGACAAGCGGAACTACCAATGAACAGCGTCTCATCGAAGACCTTGTTATTGAGAGTTTGAAGATATACGGTCACGACATTTATTATCTCCCTAGAACTCTTGTAAACGAAGATTCTATCTTTGACGAGGCTACTATATCTCAGTTTACGCAAGCGTATCCTCTTGAGATGTATTTTGATAATGTCGATGGGTTTGAAGGTCAAGGCGAACTGTTTACAAAATTTGGTATTGAAATCCGAGATCAAGCTACGTTTGTGCTATCTAAAAGAAGATGGGAACAAATGGTAGATACTTCTGGCGGTGAATTTTCGCTAAATGCTAGACCCGCAGAAGGAGACTTGTTGTTTTTTCCTTTGACAGGTTCTTTGTTTGAAATCAAACTAGTTGAGTTTCAAAATCCTTTCTATCAATTAAGCAAAATAAATGTGTTTAAGATGCAGTGTGAGTTGTTTGAATATTCATCAGAAGTTATTCAAACAGGAATTGCTGTCATTGATAACATATATACCGAACAAACTATTGATATGTTCTTGTATCAGTTCTTGTTAGAGGATGGTACATTATTATTACAAGAAGATGATCAAACATTAATATTAGAAGATTACGCAGTTACTAAATCGACTGCTAATACTGACAACACAAACTTTATAACTGAGAATGAAGCTGATGATATTCTAGATTTCTCTGAAGTCAATCCGTTCGGAGAGATAGGTTAATGTTTAAAAATATTCAATTTTATCACGAGCATGTTAGAAAAGCTATTATTGCTTTTGGCATGATATTTAATAATATTCGGATTGAAAGAAAACTTTCTACTGGAGAAATTGCACAGGTTATGCGAGTGCCTCTTGCATACTCTACAAAACAGAAGTTTTTGTCTCGTATTGCATTGATTCCTGATGCAGAATCTCGTGGCGAAGTAGCAATTGTTTTGCCTCGTATGGGGTTTGAAATCCAACAGTTGACATATGATCCTAGTCGTAAAGTTTCTCCAATTCAAAGAAACAAAGCAGTCGGTGAAGGAGATAATGTAAATACAGTTAGATCATCTTATGTAGCGACACCATACAACATGTCGCTTGCTCTTTATGTATTTGCTAAAAATCAAGAAGACGGATTACGTATCATAGAACAGGTACTACCTTTTTTCAACCCAGACTTTAATATTACAGTAAACGAATTGCCTGCTCTTGGTATTAAAAGAGATATAAAAATAACTCTAGACAATATTGACTATGACGATACTTACGAAGGCGATTTTGCTGACAGACAAAGTATTATATGGACGTTAAACTTTACAATGCGCTTGAACTTTTATGGTCCTGTTACAAACTCTAATGTTATTAAAGAATCAATTGCTAAATTGTACGAGAAAGATGACTTCTTAAATGTAAGAGTTAAGAGCACATCTACAATAGGAAACGATGGTGTTATAGATAAAACATTAACACCAGTAGATGAATATGAATATATAACTTCAATCTTAGAA